AATCTTGCCCTTGAGTGCAGCGATGATCTGAGCCTGTTGAATATCGAACAGAGTTCCAGCCTTTTGCAGGGCTGTCTGTTCTTTAATTGCTTTAGTCTGCTCTTTAGTAGTCTTGAGCAAAGCATCGCGGTTCTTCTTCGCTGCCTTGTCGGCTGCTGCTCTGTTTAGTTCTGCGCGGATCGATGGCGTGATACCTGAGGTGTCTTTACCTCGGTTCATCTCGCCTTCGCCTATTGCTTTGAAAGCCTGAAAGTCTCCACGCGCTAAGGCTGCTATCTGACCAACTCCCACGCCAAAACGGCGGATAAAGGTAGCAAGGGCTGTAGAAGTCTTTTCAATAAGGTTTAAAGTGTTAGTAAGTCCACCTTCTCCGCCACCGCCAAGGGCTGCAAGCGCATCGAGCAAGCCACCGCCGATAATCTCTTGAGCATTGCTAGAAGCAACCGATAGTCGCTGCATAGCACCTGCATAGGTATCGACTGAGACTGTTGCTTGTCCGCCGAATAGATCGTTGATGCGTGTTTGGACTTCCTCAAAGGACATGGCCTTAAGTTCAACCTGAGTTAGACCAATACCGTATTTAGCAAGTGAACGAGTCTGACCTACATAAGCCTTGGAAAGATCACCGGCAACGCTTACTACATCTGCGCCACTAGCTGCTGAAAGATCCAGCGCTGTACGCAGCAACTGTTGGCTCTTTGCAACATCGCCTGTTGTAGTTAATAAACGCTGAAAGGCTGGACGAAGTTGATCATCGAGTACGCCAAATTGCTTTTCAAGGTCTGCAATAAAGTTCTTAACTGAAGGATCTGCAAAGGCTAGACCCAAGTTATCTAAAGACTGGGTTAATACTCTGGCTGCTTTATCATCTTGAGCAAAGGCTTTCGCAGCGTTGTAACCAGAACGGCCTAAACGCTGAATAGTAAATAAGCCAAGATAAGACTTAGCAAGTGTCTTGACTTGGTTATTAAGTCCAATGGTTGACTTAGCGGCATCTTGAAAAGCCTTCTTGCCAGAGAATACCGAAGCAATATCTATCTTTAGATCAGCCATTATTTAACACCTGTCTTTGCTTTAAACTCAATAGCAGAACTGCCAATGGCTTTTACTATTGCAGCTGTGACCTTGCCTTGATCCTCAGCGAATGCTCTAAATATGGCGCGACCAGTCATCTTGCGAGTTGATCGACCTGCTTGGCCTTGTTGGCGTGGTCTAGCGTTGACCAGATTTCCAGTTGCATTTGCTCGATCTAAGAACTGCTTACCAGCGTTAGGGTTCAGAGACTTGTTATAGCCTCGACCTTCTTCGCGATAGGAAGCAGGTGTGAACTTAGTGCGTGTAAAGGTTGGCTGACCGCCTGGGTTCTTGCGGCCTGCAGTTTCGTAGATCGCTCCGCCGGCGGAAGCGTTGATGATACGCGCTAAAGAGACGAAGCCTCGTTGGTTAGGCCGAGAAGGACTGGTTGAATACTTAATTCCGCGTTTTGCTTCTGCTTGATCATACTTAGGGAATACACGGTACTTAACAGTATTTTCAGAAGATGTAGCCGAAGTCCAGCCAGATAGCATTGCAGTATTACTTGGCATATAGCCACGCGCTGTGTTAGTAATTGGCTTTAGCGCAGCTGCCATCTGCTTAGTTGTAGCCTTGGCTAGATCAGGCTCGAACTCTCGAAGGGCTTTGCGAAGTTTATCTGCGCCTTTTAACTCGACTGGCATCGCTCTGCTCCTTTGCTCTGTCCTTCAGGGCTTGAAGTAAAGTCCTGAACATTGTGTGATCTAGTGCTATTAAACTTTGGGGCGAGAGTCCTGTCTCAAGCGATAGTCTCGCTACGAGATAGGTGAAGGACTCCCGCGTTACTCCAAAGGGTCATCATCGAGAACCTCGACTCGCGCCAATGTTTCGAGAAATGACTCTCCGAAGGGTTTAACGGTTTCACCCGACCGACGAATAGACTCCCAGCAAAGCCAATAAACATCGCTCTGCTTTTCATCATCTCTAAAGGCTTTATGAAAGCCCTTCTTCGCATACTGCTCGAAGGCGTACTCGATCGCCGGAGTGATCTGGTACTCGTTAACGCTTCCGTCTGCCCTTGTTACCTTTAGTTTTGCCATGCTTTTGCCCCTTAGTTAGTGATTTAGAATGTGCCGGTTGTTGCTACTGCAACTGTGCCAGATACATTCCATGTAACTGACTGTGTGCCAAGATCGCCAACTGCACCGTTAATATCGGTTGTGTTGTTGATTAGGCATGTCATTGTGTAAAGAGGGTTAGTCGCAGAGACTGCTGTTCCCTTAGTCTGTAGGAGAACTACTGTTACATTTGTTCCCCAAGCAGCTTGAAGTGTTGCAAGAACATTCGCTGATGCTGTGTCGTTTAGGAAGTCAAGAGTTACGCTTGATGTCTCTAATCCTTTGACTTGCTTTACTCCAGAGTCACCCATTGCGGTGACTGAGAGTTCTTCAAATGCTCTATTTAATGTTACTGATGTTACATGGTCAGAAAGATCAACGGAGTTAACCTTTACGCCTACTGTGTTATTCAGAAATACTGCCATTTAGGTTATTCCTCGTCTTTCTTAGTAGATGGTTTTGGTGCTGCTGGTGCTACCTGCCCGATCTTAATCAGGAAGGCTTCTTGCTCTTTTTCCCACTCGGACATAATTAACTCCAACTCGATAGGACTGATATTTGCATTGAACATGTTAAAAGATCGCCCGATGCGGCATTGAGAACGCTAGGCGCGCTCACATCTCCCACATTATAGACGATAGAGGACGCAGCTAGTTTGTTAAATACTGCAACTAGCAGATCCTCAATTCCATTTAGATTTCCTTCGTTGTCCAGAAGTGGCACGAAGATATTGACAGAAAAGTTAGCAAGCGGTGCAATGGTGTTGTACTTGTTATTTGATGGCGTGATATAAGGATCTGCCGGGCTAATTACCACGCTGTTGACGATAGGCGTAGCAGGTGGAAATGCGAATACTGAATAGAGTGAATTATCTACGAGTGCCGCGGCAATAGTTGCGCGAAGGGTTGAGATCGCTGCCATGGTTAGCCAACCATCGAGCGCGGATCTAGGTAAGGTGCAAGTAAGCCACGAACGCGAGCGAGCAAAGTGTTACCCATGCGATAAGGACTTGGCGCGTATCCGTCAACTGTAACGCCACCGCTCGAAGGCGCTTGGCGAGACTGCCAGATATCGATCGAGATCATCAGGCTGGCTTCTTGGATCGCTGGAATAGTCGAATAGTCTGCATAAGTTTCAGCTGCTGCTATTCCATAAGGCTCAACTGTGTGGCGTGGATTATCGCTAGTGTGAGTTGTAGTTACCGAGAATGATCGACTGTCAACGCCTGTAATTGTCTTAGTGCCGTTGTACTTTGTGCCAGCGCCTGAGATAACTACTGACTGTCCGACATAGAAGAACTCGCGGATATCCTGATCAAAGTAAAGAGTGCCGACTGTGCCGGTATTGCCGTGAGCGATTATATATTGCTGGTTCTTCCATAGAAAAGGCAAGAGTACATTGTCTGCTGCATCGCAGACTTGCTGCAAGACTGCATCAGCGTAGAGAGTGCCAACGCCAAGGGCGGTGCGTAACTCTGCAACTGTTGTCAATGCCATGCTCTTATCCTTTCTAAAGACTGGCGGGGTAGAAGGGCACTACCCCGCCAGCGACTTAGTGAGCGTTAATTACGCCTTGTTGTTCTTGAATGCGCCAGCGCCGACCTTAGTAGCGATAGCACCAAAGCCGTAGTAACCGATGGTAATTGAACCAGCGGCTGTTGACTCTGCGCGTAGGCGGTAGTTTGGTGACTCGTACCATGTGTAAGCATCTGGGTTGACGATGAGGATAGATCCATCTGTGTCAGTTCCAGCAGCTGTGTTAGGTGTTACGAACAAGTTGAGTCCTGCAACATTGCCTTGAAGCGCTGTTGGAACTACTGATCCGCCTGCGTTCATTGGGTTAGATGCTGTGTAAATTGGACGGCCATTGTCGTTAAGAGTCATGATGTTTGACCACTGTGAAGTGTTAACGATCATGTTGCGAGCGAATGGATTTGGAAGTCCGAGAGTTGCGTTGTAAACAGATGCTGAACCGCGAGCAACAATTCCGAGCAATTCTGATGCTGTTGGATATGTTGTTGTGGTTGTGCCGTCTGCTGTTGCACCTGTGATCAATGCTGCGTTAACCGCTGCATCTGTTGCCTTTGCGTACGCTGCACCCATGTTGCGGATAAGTTCATCAAAGAATGCTGGAGATGTACGATCGAGCAATTCGACAGAGAATGTCTGCTGTCCGGCGTACTTCTTAACATCAACTGAAAGAAATGCAGAGTTCTGATCTGTCTCGTTGAATGCTGCATCTTCCGCTGTTACTGCAACTGTTGGCATTACTGTGATCTTTGGGATCTCAAATGTCATACCTGCATCTGGAAGAACTCCGCGTGAGATCGCTTCGATCGATGGGCGGATAGTTGTGCCAAGTGGGTTAATGATTTCATTGAGTTGACGAGTTGGTACTAGACCAGCGTTGTCAGTTGTGTTGTCTGCTGCGAGAATATATTGACGAGCAGACTCATCGCCTAGTGCAGCGCGAATTGTGTTCTCTGCATACTTTGCAGCTGTGATTTCAATGCGTGGCTTTGAATAAGCCATTGCTGTTACAGCAGGGCGAGCAGCTTCAACTGCGGCAGCCTCAACTGTAGGTGTTGCTTCGACTGCTGGAGTGGTTTGTTCCACGGTGGCTGTCTCGCTTTCTGTTGGTTGGGTAGGTTCAGCGACTTCATCTTCTGATGCCGCTATATCGGTTACTGCCGCAGACTTGAATGCCGCTGCTTGTACCAAACTTACTTCGAGCAGGTCTGCGCTCGATACATACAACACGCCGTTCTTAGGCTTTGCTGCATTGACCATAACTCCGACTGAAAGACCAGTACGGAGTTCTTCGCTGGCTTCGATGAGTGCATCTGTGCCGCGTGATGACTTAGAGATCTTGAAAGAAGCAAAGATCCCTTCGTCTGTTTCGTTAAAGAATTGAGCGCGACCGATAGGCTGCTTAGGGTCATGCTCTAATAAGAGTTTGACTTTGCTAGTGTCAGAGATGTTTATCGCACCGCGCTCAAAGACAACTGCACCGGCAGAAGTGTTTCCAACTTCTCCGCCGAATGGCACTATTTTGCCAGAGATAGTGCGCGCTGCGCTATCTGCTGTGAGTTCTGCCGAGAATGTCAACATCTCGTTCATTGCATTTCACCGCTTCCGTTAGGAGTTAAGTCAGTCATTTCCATGGCCTGATCTTGGGTAATTAGTTGAAGGTCAAGAAGTTCGCGAATGATCTGGAGTTCTACGATCGGATCTGTGCGCAGATAGTTCTTGTCGATATCGAACTTAACGATGTTTCCGCGAGCGGTGATATCGTCCATAGATAGTCGATCCTCGATCGCTGACACGAATGGCTGCAAAGATAGTGTGAGGAACTGCTTACGCTCGTCCTGAACATTTGCATAAGTCATTGTCGTGTTCTGATCTGCTGAGACATAGTAAGGCGGGATATTGCAGAGGCGAGCGATCTCTGTCGCTAGGTTCTGGATAGCCTCGTTGTACATCATGTCTTTAGGGCTAAAGCCGACAGACTCATAACTCAAAGTTGAAGTTAGATAAGCAGTAGAACGATTATTGCGGCTGTTTTTCCAAGCAGCTAGTAAACCTTGAACTTCTGCTGGTGGTAGATCTGCGCCTGTGTTCTTTAGGTAGCCAGTTGCCATTGGAGTGCCAGCAGCAATAGCCGCGGCCTTTTGAACATCGAGTGCTGCACGAATAGTAGATACGCCGGTATTTAAGATGCCATCGCTTAGTGACTGGAATGTAATAAGTGAACCGAGACCGTCCATTGGTACGGTTGTGCCGTCAATGGCGTAAGACTTTACGAATACATTGTCTCGATCAAGTGTCGCAGTTACGCGAGAGTTAGCAACCCATTCAAAGCGAGAAGGACGGCCGTCCTCTTGGTAAGTCTCGACAACTTGCCAGAATGCTTGACCGTAAAATAGAAGCGAGTCAACTGTGTAAGCAATAGTTACTGAGCGTGGCTGTGAGTAAGAAGGTTGATCGAGCCACATAGGCTTGCCAAGTTCTTCACCTGTTGACTTCTTATACAACTCGAGCGGAATTGTGCCGATCGTTCCCGCTAAAAGGTTTCTGCATCTGGCTAACGCTGGAACGCCCATGGCTTCTGTCCGACCAACATAGGCAAACTGAAAGGGCATCGCATAAGGAGAATACTCACCGAGAACTTGCGGAGCAGCTTGCGCTTCAATAGTTGGCGATGATGTTGCACCTGTAAGGCGCGAAAGGATACCCATAGAGTGCAATTATACACTAGATATAGGTCAACCTGCGTATATAGCCGCTACCTGTTGTGGTTTCATTAACATCGAGACAACCATTGCCAAAGCGATAGGTGCAGACACATCGCCTGCTGATTTTCTTTTGACAATACGCCAAGCAGAATCGTTGACCTTAGCTGCGCAGTTATTCATCTGCTGCATTAGGTTGGCTTGACCGTTATGAACTACGCGGTGATTAACTAGGCCGTCTAGTAAGTCTCCGCAAGCCTGATAGAACTGCTGGCCTGAGATGTCTTGAACCATGCAACCTGCATTCGATAACTTGTCGGCTATTGACTGGGTTGTGTACTTGTCATAGCAGATCTGGCGAGGTCGGTACTGATCTGCCCAAGCCTTTATCTCAGCTGCAATTTTAAGATCATCGACCGAGACTGCCGACTCCCAAGTCTGCAAGATGCCTACGCCTATCTTGCCATCTGGCAATATCTGGCCTGCAACGAGAGAAGCATTCCGCCTCGAAGGTGATACATCAAAGCCAAAGACTGTATATCCGCCGGGCGGTATCTGGAGTTCGCTGTTGCTGGTCTCTTCAAGAATGCCATGAGGCCAAGGGCTGCTCAGGGAGTCGATCCATTGGCATAAAGTTTCTGTGCGAGTATTTTCGATAGGCGAAGTCGCTATCGCTTCCTCGATCGCTGCTTCAGTAATTGTGTAACCGAGCGCTGGGTTGGCTTGCGCCCAAGCCGCTCGATCATCGATCTTGCAATACTGAGGCGCTGAGTATTCGTAGAACCCGAAAGACTTAGGCGGGTTATCCAACGCTCGTTCTCTTAATTGGTTTAGAACTGCGCTAAACGCATCACCCGCATTCGATGTCAGTAGAACGGTGGCGTTAGCGTGGGCGCGAGTCACCGGCATTGCCGCTCGATACCCTTCTTCAGAGATCTCGCGAACTTCATCAATATAGAGCAGGCCGTTAATTGATCGACCGCGCGAACCGTCTCTAGTAGCTGCTACAACATCAAGTCTTGCCCCAGATAACATCTCAATAGACTCTGTTCCGTTCGCGTGACGGATCTGCTTCACCAT